CCAGCTTAGTTAATAAAACTGTTTTATATTTAAAAAACAAAAAGGCACCAGTAAGTAACTGATGCCTTTAACATTAATGATTTCTAAAAATCGCTATCGATAATAGCTAAATCATTCCCACTCAATTGTTTTAGAACCACATAACCAATTGATTTATATAAATCAAGATTAACCTAGCAGGTTGTGATACCGTCGCCAATACCGTCACAATGAAAAGTGAACAATATTTGCACAGCGGTTTATCGATACGAATTCAGTAGTTTTTCTTTCTCAGCTAACTCAGTGATACATAAATTAAGGGCGCTTGTGTTTTCATCTGCACGCCTAGACTCACGCCCATAGACTTCAAGTGTTCTTCGTAGTTGTCTAGAAAGTTCACTGGTCTTTTCTCTTTCAGTTCGGCAGGTATCGGCGTTAATGGTACCATTAGCTTTTGTTTCCGAGGCACTGGCTTCGTACTGCATCCCATCAAAGTGATTAAGAACACGCTCAAGCAGAGCGTCTGTGCGCATCGTAGCACGTTCTTTTTGTTCATTGTATATCACCACCCTATTTTGTTGTTCTTCATCAGCCTGCTTGCGCTGGTCGAGGTTAAACGCTAGGTCTTTCTCATCTTCCTGTTTCCCTGCAATCTGTTTTGTCATTTGCTGGTTATCAGAAAAAATGCCGCTAGTCATAAAACCAGCGGCAAATGAGATAGCCAGCGCAATTAATGCAATGGCTACTTGTTTCATTAGCGAACCCCGTTGTGTTCCAATGAATAGTGGTTACCGTCATTAAAACGACCGCCCCAGCTACCGCCAATTGATTCCCAGTATTCACCAAGTGGTTTATGATCACTGGAAGCAGTTAACCACTTACCGTCTTTAAATAAATTAAAATCAACCGCTAGGCGCTCTGTATGCAGGCTTTTACTGATGCCTTTACCAGCCTTTTCATTTAATGCTGCCTGTTCTTTCGTTCGGTATGCTTCACCAAAAGTTAACTGGTAGCCATTCGCCTGAGCAAAGATAATTAACTTAGCCACCATTCCAGTAAATCTATTTTGTTTATCCACCATAGACATTAGGATCACCCCACTTTTTTAAGTAATTGCATAACATTGCCACGCTTAGCAAACAGCGCAGCACAAAGGAACGAATTTGGAATAAGGTTTTGAATACCAACCTGATAGGTTGGATCTAGATAGGAAAATACCGGTACCGAAATTGAGTAACCTAAGAATACCCACGCAAGCCAGCCACCTAATCGGCTATAGCCTTTATCTCCTCGTACGAAATAAAGACCTCTAAAGAACATGATTAAGCAGATTAGTGCATTGATAATTAGTAGTGATTTATCGTATGTCATGGCTGTTACCTCCTTTCGGAATATCAGCTTTCTTATACAATTTGATACTGAGTTTTACAGAGAGAAGAGAAGCTACGAACGCCCCCATAGCATCAAGGCTATCAACGTTATAAGCATCAGGCTTAACGCCAATTAAACCCGTCATGGAAACAAAGATAGTAGCGAACGGGCTGAACAGTAAAAGCCCTGCGGCAAAGCTGAGCATGGCAAATATTGAACGGATAGCTAAGGGGAATTCTGTTGCAGCTGTAGTGAAATAAATAGCGCCAAGAATAGCCCCCATAACAACCTCCGGGGGCAATCCTGAAAAATAACTAACAAATGATGCAAGGCTTAAGCCTGTAACCGCTGTAGTGTTTTCATGCATGAGTAGCACCATAGTTGAGAAATAACCATGATACTACAGCACAAAAGATAAACAAAATACCATCAGAGAATTAATGTAAATATATTAATCAATCAATGAAAACTTTTTCCGGACTCCTTTTATTGTTATATACAAGTTGTTGCCAGTAAACTCGATAAACCCGTCAAGAGGGGTTGTTGTTAGCGTTCCAGCCCTTAATCTAAGTTGAGCTTCAGTTTCTGTGCTACCTTGAATGTCAACTCTTGCTTTGGGTGCTCTAGCTTCATTATCAACGCCAAACCCTGTCCTGCTATTTATCCAATTCGGTGCTGTTCCAGCGATAAAAAGTTGCCAGTTATTTTTACCATCCTCAGCATTTACTGCTAACTGAATTCCGCGCACGCTGATTGCTATTTGGTTGTATTCGGTAAAGTTAAATCCAACTACACGAGAAACGCTAGAGTTGCTTGCAGCGCCGCCAGTATTAACATCATATCCAATCAAGTCTGGAACATTGGCTTCCGGTGTGGTTTGTAGCTTTGCTGAAAACGCTTTATATGATTCAAAACAAGCTTTATTAGCTGATCCCTCTGACCGGATGCCTGTCTGCTTACCACCAACAAGCCAGTTACCTTGATACACCAATCCTTCTGTAAAATCAGGAGCCTTCTTTGGATATCCATATATAGCAACACCTGTATGTAACATGCTTGCTTTTGGACTGTCTGATACCAAAGTGTAGTTTGATTTTGCTTTATCTAGTGCATCGATTTTTATAGCGATTTGTGTATTTACTACTGATGTACCATCATACTCTTGGACTTTAAATCCATTTCTTTCGTAAATTACGCCAGTTCCACTGTAGTTTGGCGCTGAAAGTAGCCCGCCATGTAATTTAACACCACCTGAACCTTGATATCTGAATCTATCTTGGAAGGAAAAATTGTGTCCGTAGAAATTATCTCCGCGATAAATTACAGCAGCATCAAATGTTCCATAAGTTCCATGGTCTGTAATGTTGCTTAATACAGATTCATCTCTGAAACCATGCCTATCAGACTCTCCTTGGATATCCCTTACCAATAATATAGTGTCCCTTTCACCGCCGACACCCGGCACTGGAGTCATTGTTCCTATTCTTAACTGACCGTCAATCAGATGGTTCATCTCCGAACTTTTCAAAACAGCATCACTAATACTAGATGGATCATTAGGATCAAAAAGATAAGGCAACCCAAAGGAATCAAATCCTATTGCTTTATTTTTTCTATCATTACGCTTAGGAAAAGCTAGAATATCCATATCTTCAACACGAAGTGCTCGCCTCTCTTTAGCTAAAAGAGCATCTTTCAATGTGCCTAAATCAACCGCATCACTATCACTCTTAGGCTTCCCAAGGTTAGCAATACGATAGCCTTTAGCATCGAACCAGTTAGCTAAAATGCTTGGGCGCTTTAGAAATAATGACAAGCTTCCCCATAGGCGTTGCATAAGCATCGTGAGATAATCAAATGCATCTTCATGAGTTTCAGCTAAGAATTTACCTTGATTGCGAAATGAGGTTTCCTGAACGATTGGAATTACGCGGGCAATGCTAATTTGATGTTTATCAGCTAATGGCCTGGTTAATAGTACCTTGCCACCAGCTGATTTATTGACCTCTGTTACTGTGTAATCAGTACCTAAACGTAACATGACAACATTATCACCGTCTGCGTCTGACGTTGTAACGCTTAAATCACTTGCCTTAAATATCCTGAACTTATAATCAAAATCGGTTGTTACACCGTTTCCTGTATATTCATTACTGCTGATTTCAGTTGAAACAGTCATGGCTATTCTCCACTTGGTTGCGTTGGTGTATGATAGCCATTAAAATTCATCAACGGAACATTGTTTACTTTTAAATATAAAAAGATAAACATTCGTGAAGTATTTTCAGTTACTGTATAAGCTCCTTAAATCACATAGGTAGTTAATATGAAAGATGTAATTAATTTTCCAGCACCCGATAACTATGCAGAAAAAGTTAATACCGAAACTGGAATAAAGGAGTTGATGAGCAAGTCGAACGTAGAAGAACTACTAAGAAAACTGGATAGTGAAGGATGTGACGTGAGCGCGGCACTCATTGAAATTACAGCAATGATGAATTACATAAACCTGAGTTTGAAGGTTAAAGAGAATATCAAGACGCATATTGAATATATCGCCAACGAGTTAAACAAGTAATCATTTAAGAATAAATTAAAGCACCTATGCGGAGGTGCTTTTTTGATTGAATAATTTCACTTTAGATATTAACCTACTGGGTTAATGATAATTGATAAGATAAAGTGATATTATGGAACTGTTTATTGTTATTGGTGTGGTCGTTGTTATCATTTACCTAATTAATCAAAATAAGACTAAAGTATCTGATAGAACCGTTGTAACCCATACAAAGAAAATACAAACTGATGATGGTGAAATTAACATCCATAGAACTCAGGTTGTAGAACAAACTACCACCCAATTTAGCAGTAAACCTGATGTTAATACTTTCCATAGTCAGGCTGTACAATCTGCTGATACAGTCAAAACTACCAAGAATACCCAACCTCAACAATCTTACTCTATATCTGAAAAACAGCCTATTGTTATCAATCAGCAACCAGTTAAACAAATAACAGCTCAATCCCAAAAAGCGACTAAAAATAATCCTATTGATAGCGAGAGGAAAAAATGTAAACGCTGCGGTAGAAATTTACCATTTGATAAATTTGGCAAGTCGGGAAAGAGTGATGATGGTTTAACTGTTTGGTGCAGAGAGTGTTTAGATGCACCAAGAGATACACCTAAAATGAAGTACTGCCCTAAATGCAAAGTTCGCCGAAACAAAACAAATTTTTACCCAAACAGTAAACGTAAAGATGGGTTAACAATGTGGTGTAAAACCTGCATGGATAAATCAAAATAATTACTGATTATATTTAGCACTAAAATAATGTGAGGTCATATGTTTGGTTTATTTAGAAAAAAGAAAAAATACTTTCGAAGAAGTACAGCAAATGGCTAGTGATCTTGGTTTTACAGTAACGAATGGTGGTAAAGTACTGGCTATTATGGGGCTTAAAAGCGATTATAGTAGCTCTGAAGTGCTGTCTAATATATTAGTAATACACGTTGCAAAGCAAATAATAGAGCTGCCTTTAGGTGAGCTTGTTACTGATAATACAATGAATATGCTTAATAACTTTGTTTCCTATATAAACGATAGATACAAAGGTCATCATATAAAAAAGCATATATATGAAAATGACTTCAAAGCTATTATTACTATGATTTCTTTGGACGAAGATAGCTTTTCTCTTGCTGGAAAAATAGTAGAGCAGAATAAACCAATAAGCCATTCAGCCCTACTATGTACTTTGTGATCTTTATTTTAGCTGCTCTTCTACCTGATTAAGCAACGGTGATAAATAGAAAAGGTTCTGAAATGGTAACAGTTTTCTTACCGATCTGACTTCTCTATCATCAAACTCACCATTCATAACGCCTGCAGTAATATTTTGGATATCCCCACCAAGGTCAAATGTAGGGCCTAACAGTGCACCGATACCGTTTCGACTCTGATAACGTGATGCTGGTGGGCCACCAAACATAGCGCTCATGCCGTACGAACCACCGCTGAGGTTTTCTAATAGGTTATTAGGCTCACCTAGCCAGCCCATCATTCCAGACCAGTCTAACCCCTCTTTCACAAGGTTAGCAGGTTCAGCATTAATTTCACGCCCTGCCATCATTGATTTTAATACATATACCAATGAGCCTAATGAAATTTGTAACAATGCACCATAATAGAATGAAGCATCACCAGATTGAATGCCAGACACTAACGCCCTATTGTGGGTACCAAAGAAGAAAGTTTTAAACTGCATCACAATCTTTCCTAGTTCGCTACTCATCATTAATGGTGTGTCACCAATACCAGGAGTGATTACAGTAGTTCTTACATCTTTCAATACAGCTGCTTGGAAAGTCTCACGAACTACACGATCATCCCATAAGTGACTATGGCCAGTTAACATACCGTCTAAATCTTCACCGTGTTTTGAGTATTGCTGAGCGATACGCTCTAACATATTCTTATCAACGCCAAGGTGAGCCAGCTTTTTGATTTCCTTGCTACTTAATGCATTCCCAGTCGAAACCTCTTGCGCAGCTCTGAGTATCTTTGATTGCGTAACAACGCCAGTCCACATCTTCATTGTGTCGGTATATTGATTCATCAATGTAAAGTTACCAAACTTTTGTGAGGACCATTCTAAGCCACGTTCAAGAAAAGTGCGTCGAGCATAAGGGTCATTAAGGTCAGCAATAACTTTAGAACGGCTAGACAATGCATATTCAAGGCCTACGCCCATTTCACGCAAATCAGCTTTGGCGATCTTCATTGCGCTAATGTCGGTTAACATTTTACCCAATGGCTTTAATGCGCTACGCAAACCATGCTGCATAATAGGTCTGGCTATATCTGGCAATGATGAAATTGTCATGCCGCCAAGTAAACGTAAAAAGTTAACGTGACGAGCAATGCGACCAGCTCTGACAAAGAAACTTGATGGATCTTTAGGTGCACCATAGGTACCTAATAACCTGTCACGCATGGCGCGAATATCGCGTAAATCAGCATCCCTTCTGGCTTCTAATTTTCCACGTTCTTTTGCGGTTTTAGCTTCGGAAATTAACGTGTTGTAATCATTAGTAATGGCTTTGATTTGTGCGTCCATATCCACTCGCCCAAACTGCGCCGTGAGCTCTATTTCTGGTGCTACTTGGCGAATATAGTTTTCCATTACGTAGTTAACATCTGACTCTAAAAAGTCTTTAATACGTTCATCTGGAATATTTAACGTACGTGATTTAGTGAAACCTGCACGCTTAGTTAATCCATCAGGTATCAGCTCACTAGGTACAATTCCAGATGGTGCACCGATAATTTTATTGATGATATCATCTGCTGCTGCCTCAACCTCTTCACGCGCTAATGGCTCCATTCTGCGCAATGCTGCATGGCGACGATTATCATAGCGAGTTAGTGAATTTGCTTTACGTGTTAATTGGCTATACTCGTTTCTAAACTGGCGTGGTTTGTCTAAAATTTCTAAAGAACGCTGATAAGAAGCCAGTTTATTTTCAGCATCTTCAATGCGCATAAGTTTACGCTCTAATTGCTCAAGTTTTTTAGTTGGCTTTTTTGCTTTACGCATTTCAATTTCAGCTGAAACAGCTTCTTTTTCTGCAACTAATTTTCGGTTCTTTTCTATTTCATTCATTAAAAGCTGTTTTTTACCAGACCAGCGTTCAGCCTCTTTTATTTCAGCGTTCAACTTTTCTGCTTGTGGTACGGACGCTCTGGCCTGTTCTATTCCTGCATCGGCTTTAGCTAGACTAGATTCAGCTTTATAAACTGTGCGCTGATTCATTTCCTGTAACCAATCAGCAATAATATTTCTAAATTCAGCCCGATCATTCAGTATTTTGTCGAACTTATAAATGCGAGGAAAATAGCTTTCTGCTGTTGATACAGTTACCCCTTCACGCAAGATGCCAAGCTCAACCATGCGATCCTTGGTCTTTTCAACAATAGGACGCACCGCTCTTGCTGCTTCTGCGACTTCTGGTATTGCATGGCGATCATTATTGCGCATAGCATCACCAACTTGCTCACTAAACTCATATAAGCTTAATCGACTACCGTCACGCTCTTTGGCTTTTTTGCGATAGGTTTTATAAAAATCTTTGGTTGATTCAACTTGCTTATAAACAAGCGTTTCATAGCCTCTTACCTTGGTTTCTACAGCTGTAAACGAAGCAATACCTTCTTCATTTTTTGCAAAGGTAAAATTGTTCTCTGCAAGCTGCTGGTTAATTTGCCGTGCTGTTTTTGATGGTGACTGAGCTACTCGCCCAACAGGACTAACATTCATTGTTCTGTTAATAAATGATGGTCCTTTCAATGTTTCCTGTTCTAACGTGGTCTCAGGGACTTCCATTGCACCTACACTAGTATTATCAGGAATATTTTGTTGTATTGTCTGCTGTTCGCCTAACACATCATTTTTAAACTTACTGACTATCTGCCCTCTGTTTTTAACTAACTGAGCGGCAGAGCCAAGTAATCCACCTAACATAGCATCAAACGTTACGTTCAATGCGCTTTCTTCAAGCGTTCTAGTCTCTTGGGTAGCAGATAACGCCAATTCAGAAGCAACACCACCAAGCGCGTTAGAAACCGCAAATTTACTGGCGGTAGCTAATACATCCCCGCCACGCGCAATAGTACCTGCAGGTACCATCATTGCTGCTACGTTTATAGGATCAATTACCCCCATCGCTATGCTTGAAATTAATCCAGCTCCACCAGCATCTTGCAGCAATTGCCTATCTTGAATTTGTCTATTAATACGCTGTTTTATTGCTGATGTTTCCTCTGGTGATTTAGAGTGAATAAAAGCATCTGCAAAATCTTCATAGCCAGATAATGTGCGTTCATCATCGAATGGATTATAACCGTCTTGTTCTTCGAACTGATTAAAAGGCATGGTAGCGATTAAACTACCTACTGAGTTATCAATCCTAAATGCTGCATCACGTAGCCTAGAAACCTCATTTTTATCACTGAAAGGGTTTGCAGCATCAAGAATTCCTACATCATTTGATTCACCATATTGAGGTTCAGGTTGTTTAATTGAACCAATATCAGCGCCCATTACATCATTTGGATTCATTTCATAAATAGGCATGGCTATTCTCTCCCGAACATGGTGTTAAGTGTATTGCTGAAGCCATAATCAATCGGATCAGGCTTTGCGTTACCTTCTAATATCTCACGCTCTTTCTTAGCCTCTTGATATGTTTTCTGGCGTTTATCCATAACCTCACGGTACATTGGTGATGATGATTGATCAGGTTTAAAGCGTGATGGCATACCGCTATCACCAAGGAAAGGTGTAAACATAGGGATACCGTCACTACCAGTTTGTTTTAGCATGATTGCATAACTGTAATCACGAGCTGTCACCGCATCAGGAACTAAAACAAATTCAGCATCGCTAGGCATACCACCAAACACTTTAGATTTAAGCTGTTTTTGCTCTTCTTGCCATTGACCAATGATCCAGTTACCAGCACCGCTTTCATTAGTGCCATAAACAGCTTCAGGAGCATAACGCATAACTTCATCTTTACCGTTTATTGATGTAACGCCCCATGTTTTCTTAACTTGTGCATCCGTCATTTTTTTAGCTAAATCAGGATCGCCGCCAGTACTAGCAAAGTTCGCATCATAAAGCGTTTGATAGTCTCGCATATATTCACGGTTGTTAATGCCAGGCTTTGTAACATTAGGCGAAGAGAAACCACCTAAGGCAAAGAAACTATTAATATTACCTTGAGCTGCTTTGTCTCTTTCTTTGCTATATTTCTTATCACGCATCTGTTCGGCGATAATCGCCTTGGTTCTATCGTTCTGCTCATAGGTTAGGTTGTATGCAATATCTATTGCCTTTTCACTATCCATACCTGATCGAGTTAAGTCATAGATTTTTCCATAGTAAGCCATGGCGTCAGTAGATAGACCATTAATCGCAGACGGATTATTATCAAAGATTTGCCCGTACATTTTAGACATTGGAATGACTAATTCAGGGTTTCTAGATGTTGAGCCAGTCGCCAGTTTTGATTTAATTTGCGAGGGAATAATTCCAGTACGACTAGATATTTCAGCTACTGCATTTAAACTATTCTCATCACGAATATTGAATGATGATTCGATATTGTTTGCAAAGTAGTGGTCTGCTGCATCCTGATTGCTTTTATCGTTAGGATCTAGCGGGAAGTTATTCTGTATAGATAACTGCAGGCGATTTGCTGAAAATGCCTTGTTTTGCGCCTTGATGTTGCTATCAACAAACTTACCAAACTTTTCCCAGCGCTGCATTTTACTTGCATAATTGCTTTCAGATGGGTCCGGCATGATGCTGTTTAATAATGAGCGCTGAGCCTGTGGCGTCATATCTTTAGCAGCTGATATCAATCCAGCATAGCGCTTCGCTTCTCGCATATCAGCTATCATTGCAGTGCCTTTGTCATAACCAAAAGCAGAAATAATAGTTTTTTCAGATGGCGCATTAGGTGCATCAAGACCGTTTTCCCATGCGGCGTAGGAATCAGAAATAGTAGTTCCAAGTTCAATTTGTAATTGCTGCTGACGTTGCTTATCCATTTGTTCAGCTTGCTTCAAGTATTTGGCTTGGTCTGACTCGTCTAGCGCATCGAAAGCTACTGAGCCAGTTAATCGCTTTGGCTGGCGTTCAGATTTAGGTAAACTGGATAAACCCAATGCGCTTTGCATTCCATTCGAAATTTGCGCTTGTGTATAGTTAATTTTATGACCCTTATTCTCTTGCGTAATAATTGCCATCGTCATTTTTGTCAGGGTGTTTAAATCAGTTAAATCAAGAGGTACATCCCTATCAACGCCGATATATTCCGAAACAAACTTAATATATGCCTCAGTATCATTTTTATCTATTTTACCCGGTGGAGCCCATCGCGTTATAATTTGCTCAGGCGTTACATATCCTTGCCTTGCATAAGATAATAAGTTTTTACCCAGCGCTCTGAGTCCATGCTCTGGCGTTTCAAATTGTACAAATCTACCATCATGTCCAAGCTGTCCAACCCAATTATTTTCTTTGGAAAACTCAATATTGCCAGGGTTATTATTTCTTAACCCTCTTGCTTTTCCCGTGACAGTTGATGGTGTTGATTTGTCATCAGAATAACGTGAAATACCACCGTTATCTGACGGCTCTCCGTTCTGCTGCATAAACTGCATATAATCAGATCCTATCTGATTTTCAATAGCTCTCTTGGCTGTGGCTGTTTTAAATTCTTGTTTCTTAGCTAGAATCTGCTCATCGCTCCAGCCGTGCGAAAACCCAAACTCTTCTATTTGTTGGAATACTTGTTTGTTTGCTGATAGGTAAGCATTGTTATCTCCATACAAACTAGCGGCCGACTCCGCATTCACAGATAACGTTGCTTGGAATTGGTCTTGTTCGTAAGCTTTAATTTGCCCCATTTCATGCTTATTAGCCTGCGAGCTAAACTGCAATCGCATTTCTTTTGCTTGCTGTGCGAACATGCTTTTAATCGCATCATCCTGCAGTGTTCCGGCTATTTCACCAGCAGCATTATCAAATGCTTGCTCAAACTCATAACCTTTACCAATAGCATTCTTACCCTGCATAGCAAGTAAATCGTTCATTAGTTCATTTGCTTTTTGTCTAAGCTGCAATGACGCATCTTGTGCCAATGCCACATCAGCCCGTTGCTTCGCTTCAGCGAATAAGCCTGTATATTGCTCGGCAACTTGACCTAAACCAGCACCAAACTGATTAGGGTTAGACTGAACACTAAAACCATTATTTGGCAGAGGCGATGAACTAACCTGTTGTTCTTTATACGTTGGTACAATTGGCATGCGTCCCCCCCCCTTAGAATACAAAACGGTTGGTACCGCTTTTCTTTGCAATATCGAATAGGTTGTTACTTGAACTACCGCTAGCTGCTGCACTAGATGTACCAGAGAACGGATCCCACGTACCACCAGCCAATTGATATGCACCGTAGGCTTTGATTGGTGCAGTTAATAATGTTGTAGCAGCGCCAAAATTACCCTCACGGCGTGCCATTTTACCCTGAAGTCTGTCATTAGCTGCTTGCATACGTAGGCCGTACGCTTCGCGACTCGCATTATTAACCAGCGTTAAAGCGTCAAGCTCACCCATCGCCGCTGTATCGCCGAACATATCAAGTGCACCTGCAGAACTTAAATCAAGGCCATTAGCAGACATTGCCGCAGCCTGTGACCCGGCAAGTTGCCGCGTACGTGAACGCTGTTTCTCTGCTTCCGCATTACCACGATTGATTGAATCATTAGCCGCTTGTTCGTTCTGGCGCGCATTTTGATTGGCTACATCAGCATTAAACTTACCTGATTGATATTGGCTATATGCTTGCACGCCTGATGAAGCAAGCATTGCAACACCGGCATAAATAGGATCACACATTATTTAGCCCTCATCGTGAATTTGTGGAATGGATAATTAAGCGCACCAATTGGCTTTGCATCTTCTAACTTAAACCCTAACCAATGCAGCCAACTCTTAGCAACGTAATTGCGTTCATCAACGTAATTAAGTAGTTCTGGATAGATATGCAGCATTAAACCGACGAATGGCTTACAACGGCGTAGAAAAGCTTTCTGATGCTTTTCTAAAATATCCGAGCCAACCAACCAGGGGATCCCAACTCCACCGATAATGGACGCAGGAGACACACCAAAGATAGCCGCTACCTCACCATTGAAAATAGCAGCCCATGATTTTGTAGATAGCTTGATGCCTGAGGCTAAAACATCCTCAGGCGTTGATAGGTTCATTGCATAGAATTCATCGATATCAGCCTGTCTAACACGCGGCACCAATGCTTTAGCGTGCTCTAATGTCGCAGGTACGATTTGAACAATACTCTTTGCCATATTAGAAGCCTCCCACATCTAAACGAGGTATAACCGCTAAGATAGATAGAGGTAACGGATCAGACTGTCTGACATACACACGGCCGTTTTTGCTCCATTGAGCATCAAGGTTAATTTCTACTACGCCAGTAGCGTCATCAACCGGGTTATCATAGAACTCGAATTCACGCTGTGGATATTCATATAGTCGGTCTTTTTCGGTGCCAGCAAATATCCCTCGGCTTGAATTGACAATAAGGCTAGCTGTCTTAACCAGTTTCTTTTTGTCTAGTAGCGTTTCTTGCCCATTAATATGAATATCTAAAGTTTCCATATCACTCACGTACGGTAAGCCAATGTGAACAACTACCGCAGGCTCTTCGAGTGATACAGCACCGCCAGATACTTTTTGCTGAGGTAACACGTTTGCATCGGCTAGAATGCTAGTGGTTTTACCTTCGATATGCTGTAGCCCTTCAAAACGGAAACGCGCAAAGCCCCATTCGCTCAATGGCTTTTCCTGTAGTAATTCAGGAACATCACGATTAGGTGTTACTCGCACCGCGTGAGTGTTAATAAACTCAGTAATTTCACAGCGTAGCGTTTTATTTTCATCATCTTCAAAGTAAGGCAAGTGAATAGTGTTACCGATATCGCTATCTTTAAAAATGGCATTGCTGGCGGTTAAGGCAATATCACCTTCGTACGTCCAATTATCGACTGTAGTTAGGTGTACAGTGCTTGATTCATCTTTGTTTCTTCCATCATAGCTAAGGCCTGAATCAACAAAGAAAGCATCCTCTGTATTAGTGAATAGACGGCTACTTAAACGCTCTATGTAACGCACGGTGCCGTCACCAACTTTACGGCATACAATGAAGTAAACCGCATCTTCATTGCCCTCGCTGATACTGCAGGTTGATTCAAATTGCCCGTCGGTATCTTGTGGCGCCCAAGCAAATACTTGCTGCTCTCTGAGATACGTCAATGAAAGTAATTTACCGTCGTCACGAATACACCAGGCGATTGAGTAAGGAACGATAGTGAATGCCCAATCAATAATCTGGTGGCGCTGAAACAGGTGATTAGCCATGATGGTAAGGTCAGTGCCTTGGTACCCATCAACGTCGAATGAATACGCAAGGTCACGCACTGCGCTACCTTTTTCTTGGATGTACAAGGCAATATTGGCAACGGCAATAGGCGGAACATCACTACAACCATTGGCGCCTTGAGAGGAAAAAGAGAAACTACTAGGCGTTAATACTTTGTTCTGATCCCCAGTGATTTGATACTCACCACCAGAGGTTAAAGCCACCAGCGAACCAACATCTATTAAGTGACGAATTTCATTAACTTGGCGCCCTGCATAGGTATAGATAATGCGGTCATCATCTTGAATAGGGTTATTCTTGCCAAAGTCTTTATAGTCCCCACTACGACTAGCCCAAATGGTTTGTGGATAAGCACGAGAGCCAGCAAAAAATAAGCGCTGCTGATAATACATAACGGTGCTTGGGTAGCCGTCTACGTCATTCCAAACCGAACGCGCCCATTTGTATGTGGCATTGCTTTCACCAACTGCGTTTGATGGTATATAGGAAATAACTTTACCTGTTGCTGTTAAACCATCCGTACTCACTGAATTGATTTTAACAATACCAAATCCACTATGAAGGTATTCCCACTGGATCCCTGTATCACCGCCCCATCCATCCCAGCTCATACCTTCTGTATGTGACGGCCTCAATGTTCCGCTTTTACCTGATGTGTTTGCTCTGTAGTAATTAGAACCGGCACGGCGCTGATCATTCTTAATGGTTGTTTTATCCGTTTCCCACACAGGAACAGCATCAACCGCCTGCTGCTCTATATAGATTTGCTTACCGACCAACTCGGCGCCAAAAATATTATGAGTTGCAGTTAGTGTCACCTCGCCAGTGCTAGCGCTAACGTAAACCTTTCGCTCTTTATCAACATTGATATCTTCGAATGGACCATTACGCGTTTCAACGGGTACCAGCTTCCAATCGTCATGATCATAGCGCTGTAGTTCCATTGGTGGATAATCAGCATGTACGATGGTCATTACGTCTGCTGACTGCGTGAATTTTAAATTGAATAGGTCGGCTTCTTTGTATGGCGTTGTTAGTTCGAATATTTCACCTTTATGCTCACCATCTGCATAAAGTACCTGTCCACCGTCTTTAATGACGCGCATGTACTTATCACCCATTTCAAGGGCGTACGTTTGCACTGTGCTGAATTGGAAAGGGATCAGGCGGCATTTCTTGTTAGGGTATTTTGCCGCTGCAATAAACTTGGTACCCGGTCTATTTTCAATGCCGCCATATTGCCGCACGAGAAAGTTTTCACACTTACGCAAAGCGGTTGAGTACTTCGCTAAGTCGATGCGACCATAAAGGCTAGGTGCGATTTCGCCACCAGAAAAACTAGGTTGAATAATGCTATAGGCCATTACGATATCCTCGCTTCAGTGAAAGGATCCATGTAGTCATTAGGCTCAGAAGATTCATCAAGAGAATGAGCACCGGCGCTAGCTATCGCCATGGTGTACATCTGAAATGCTTCACTACCAATGCCAGCGTTAGAGGCCAATGGGCGTGCAAGCTCGCCAGCTAAGCGCCATGCAAGCGCATCAATGAATAGAGAATCAAACATATTCACGTCAGTTACTGATGCAACGTATTGAAGCCATGCTTGCGGCTGGTCACAATAAATAAGCTTCCCGGTACCACTCACATCAGATCCAACAATGAATTGAATTGCATTATTTGGCTGGGGGTATTTCTGGCCAGATTGAATAATCGCAATGGCTTTCAAGCAATCAGTTGGATAGCTATACGCAAACTTCCAGTCCGGTGGCGGGTTATTGGTATCAGCTAACGCAACGCGCTTACTTGCAAAGTTCCATGGAAAATCAGACAGAACAGTGTCACGGCAATGACCGTAATGTAGATTGCATTGCTCGGCTTCTTTGCTCTTTTCGCTAAGGCTGTTAATGAACCGGCTGTTACCAATCCGGCTAAGCGCCATATTGCAGATTTCAATTTCTGAGGCCATTATTCACCCCCATCAAATAAAACGTCTGCGGCTGATTTATCATCACCTGAACCCAACGCAAGATCCGTAATCTGCAAATCCACAGACATTGATTTTTTACCTTCATGCTCATTAGTGGATTTTGATTTAACCTTGGCGATGCCAGACAACTCTATAGACTCACCCACATCAGGAATGCTCACACCAAGCTTTTCTAATGTCTCATTATCAAGGTATAGCGTTAACCCATACGGGTATTCATCGCGTGTTTCCTTAACGCCACTCGCATTCTCAAACGTTTCTGTGCTGGTTTTCAGGTTGACCATTTTCATTGTCTGCATCTCCAAAAGAAAAAGGGGCTTTCGCCCCCTTTAACGCGAAAGTTAAATCGCTAATTCTTTACGTCTTTCATCTATCGCGGTGCGCATTTTATCTGCGCCCATGTTGTGATGAGGTGCTTTGCCGAATAATTGCGTGTACTGTTCACGTAAATATTCAAGGCTGGATTCAACTGTATCGCCTGAACCACTAATAGCGTTATTGGTTACAACCTCACCAGCATCACCACCAGCCCCATCACCCAAAGCGCCAGTATCAGATTTAGCATCGCCACCACCAATCAGCTCTAAGTTGCTGCCAGCAATACCGCTGTATTCAACCTCTTCACCAACTTCAAGCAGACGACCAGCGATAAATGATTTTTTCAAAACTTTATATCGTGACATGTCACACCTTAATTAGTTACAGCGCTGTAGATAGGATGAGCATCAACGTTAAGTGCGATGCCAGCCGTAAACTTACCAGCAGTTAATGGGCCATCTGTGACAACGTAACGCAGACGCAGATACTTAATAACACCATAAGGAACGGTACCGACAATGCGCTTGCCCGCATTCAAGTCTGCGATTGGCATTTCAACGGATTTAAACAAAGCAACAGGCGTTGTAAATGCTTTATCTGCTGATGTTTCCAGTACGATTTGTACTTTAGCCTCACCTGCTGCTGTAGCCTGTTCAGTAACCTGTGCAAACAGTTGCAGCGGCTCACCAATACCGATATCGCGGAAATCACCTTTTACTGGTGTTAGGTCAATGATACTGGTCGCAGTCGCTGATGCGGTCACTGCTTGGTCGAGGGAAAATAGGTTTTCTTTATCTAAAATCATGTTGCGAACTCCCAACAAAATTAAGTTAACGAGGCTAGATATCAGCCCCGTACGGAATTACTTCACTTGGTCTTCTGTGGTGAGGATCACATCAGTACGACGCACCGGAATCTCATCAAAAGAAACGACTTTTTTCCCTGCAACTTCTTGCATGGAAATATTGACGTTCTTAGAGTTTTTAATCTGGCGGCGCATCCAGCTACGGATTTGCTGGTTACAGTAGAAAACAGGTTTACCCATAGACAGATTAGGGATTTTTTCAATCGCCTGAATCAGCAAATCAGGCAAGTCGATAGCGCCGGTTGCCTCTGGATCTTTGGTTAACTTAGAAAGGTCAACGTTAGCAATACGTACTACATAACGCCAGTCACGAACAGTTAAACCATTCTTCCATTGAAAATGGGTACGGTAACCTTGATATTTACCACCGTTTTCATCTTCAAGAGTGACTTCACCCAAGTGTTTTTGTTCAAGCCCAGCTTTAGAACCTTTAGGGTAAATACCATGAACAGTATTTTGTCCCCATACCACTAGCCAGATTGAGGTTAAATTGCTACCAGTACCACCAGCATCAATGATGTTTACGCCATTTTTAGCACTCAAATCATTGAAACGAGCAGCTAAACCAGTGAATCGCTGAGGGTGAACTGATGTATCGCCATAGAACAGAGTTTCAGCCATTTGTTGGTTCATAGATTCAATGAACGCTTGTGCTTCTGATAATAGAAATTCAGATGTGCTACCGTTCATATCAGCTAGTTCTTTATCTACTTCTGAATAAGTTTCCAGCATACCTGTGGCATCTGTAACTTGCGCAGTTGTTGATTTACTTGGTTGAACACCATAGTTCAATAAACGCCACGTTGCAGACGGTAAACCAGTGCGAACAGTGGTACGGTGACCTGTCGGTAAGTTACCCTCAACAAAGGTCATATCTTCAAGAATTTCGTTTGACTGGTTGAGCAGTTCAACGATTTTCGCTTGCTTGCTGTTTGGGTCTTGACGCTTAGCCCAATCAGTTAGAGTTAAAGCTTGAGGCATAATTTATCTCCTATACCTTATTTGCTATCACCAAAAAGAACATCCGCAGCACTGCGAGCGTTTTCACTGCTGCCACTAACAAAGCCGTCCTCAGACATAGCTTTGCCAATCTTTGAAAAAACACGAACAAGCTCTGGATGATTGCCTAAGCCTGTTTCAACCAGATAACTTTTAAGTTCAGGTGAACCGAATTGGTCCAACGCCTTTTGTGCATTACCAATCGATTCTGTAGAGCCAAGCCCTTCCTTATCTGCGCTGACTGTTTCAGCCCAATCAGTAACTTGTTTTTGCCATGCATCGGCTTGCTGCTTAACCAGTTGCGGCATGATCGTAGATCCGTACACATCAACAATCTTTTGCGCCTGCTCGTTGCTTAATCCAAGTTCACGTGCGACAGGCTCAAACGCTGCTACGGCTTCTTTATCAAGCTCCTGGTCTTTGCCGGCCGTAAACTCATACTTTTCAGGCGCAGCGCTTACAGGCTTCTTGTTATCACCTTCCTGCTTAGTACTGGACGTATCATTAGTCTTGTCAGTTTCTGTACTAGTAGTCGTAGTCTGATCACCCGTTGTTGATGTTTCAGTTTTAACCGCTGTAGTTTCTGTGGTTGTCGCAGCTGCACCTTCACCACCATCAACTGAAACCTCATTACAAAGGCGACGAAACACCAAGCGTTGAAATAAATTCATTGATTGTTCTCCTGTTCTTTGGCTTCTTCTGCCATGACCAAATAGAGATCAGGGCAAACACTCATTACATCGTTAAACAGCTCTAATCCCTTATTACGTCTACCTTCATTGAATGAAGTGACATAGGGATCAGACGTAAATGAAACTTCAAAAACACCACTAGCAGATAGGGTTTTCCAGATAAAACGACGACCACACTCAGTACTCATAACCTGTTTTAAATCATCGTCTTCACGTTCTTTTCTAAGCTTGGCCTTAAGCTCTAAGCCAGCCTTAATCGCTGCCTTTTCCTCTTCAGAGTAATCATCAAACTGCGTCATTGACCACCACCAGCAAGCGCAGCTAAGGCGCTATTATCATCCATAGGTGTATTGCCAAGAGCCTGCGCGCCAGCAACTGCCTCCTGAGCCATTTGCATTTGTTGCATCTGCTGTTGTTGCTCTGCACGCTGCTGGCGAATTGCTGCTACTTGATCATTGGATGAAACGATAGTTGGGGAAATACCTATTGATTCAGCGTAGTTATCAATAATTTCGTCAGTGTTTAGCTTGTCTAGCGCTTCTGGTTTCAGTTTTGCTAGACCACCAACAAAGCCGACAAAACGCTCAACGCTGTTAACACCAACCGATTTCTGCGCCTGCGCCATGACGGAAATGTATTCAACTTTAAGCTGCATACCCTGCATTTCTTCTGGCGGCACTGGTAATAGGTTTTTACGCGCCATGATTGCGAACGTACGATTAATTAACTTATCTAGTAGTTCAGAATCTAAACGCTGTAAGACAGGCCCTAACATGAGAAGCTTTTCTTCCTTCATTTCGATAACTGCTTCCACTGGCATTGAGCGAGTGTTGATGTTCTGTAGCATCATGAAAAGGTCAGAGAAATAGGCTTCTTTGATTTGATTACGAGTGTCACCAATATCAGCAATCAAGCCGTTAATGTCGGCTTGCACTTGGAATATCGGCTTAATCATTTGGTCAGCGCCAGCCATTGGTAAGTAAGTTATTCCACCCGGTACAAGAGAAATTCGCTGATTCTTAATTGAGGCAGGCGCTTGCATTGGCGGGTTGGTCACTTTATCAATCTGCTGTGCTTTGCGGCGCTGTAATAGCTGCAATGCTTTCACGCTACCTAATGCAATCATGCCGGGGCACGATGAACCGTAGACGTCCTCGCCATTCACTTCCCAGCGTGGCGCCATAATAGGGAATTCATCAAAGCCAGACTCGCGCAGAACACGGTCACTATCACCGCCAATTTCAAAGTAAACTGACTTAAACAGTTTGTTCTTAGCGTCCAGCTTGCCGCTGATGCGGTTTAAATTCGGGTAGACTGAATGAATGACGGTGATCCACTGACTATAGTTGCCAGAGTCCCACATGCTTTTAACCTGCTCACTCACATTGTCTAAGCCGAACTCCATAACCAACTGGCGCACTGTCATGCTGAATTCACGGAAACAAGTATCAACTGTCAGATCTGGTCCATTCGCAATGTAATAGCTACCAATAGGAAACGGTACCGTACGAATAACGCGTTCGTTATCTTCCAGTACAGCTAGTGCGCTGGTGGCAAAGGTGCCGATATCGGAATAGGTTTGCGGTAGTGACTGATAGATATTGGAACGGTTGAACACTTCATTCATACGCTGCTCAACAACTTCAAGCCACATCTTTACAGGGCTATAATTCATCATGTCAGGGTCTGGCGTAGCCAAACGGAACCATTTTCTTGCCGGGCTAGTTATCCCTGACATCATGCCACTAGAAAGCGTACGTTCAGATTTAGCCGCTTCTTGATCGATGATTTTCGTATTACGTCTATCACCGCGATTAACTTCTGATGTGCTAAAGCGAGTGCTACGAGGGCGTGTATACTCTGCAAGCTCTTTCCAGTGCGGCTCAAATGATTGTCGCTCATTCTTAAGCTGCGAGAGTTGTTTTAATAAATCCTGCTTTAAACTCATACCGCCCCCGTTAGGTTACTGACCAAGTAGCGTTTTACCGCTGGTTGATGCTGAGCTAGTAGCGCCCTGCGCACCGGTTAGTAATGTTGACTTACGGCCAGCGGCAGCACGGCGGCGACGCAACTCTTCATCACGCGAACCTACTACAGCTTCGTCCTGCTCTTGCGGTGCTGCTTGCACTGGTGGCGGGGTTTTAATCTTAGGCGTACCACCAAAAAGACCTCCACACATATATCACCTCATAAGATAAACAATAATATCATTTAGTATTTATTGTATATCTTATTTGACAAATATAAAACCACGAGATACATTTTGGTCACAGGTCGTTAGTCGGATGTTCCTTTGCTCGTTATCAAGTACCGTTCCCTTGCTTACATTTGCCCTCTTCGCGAGGGCATTTTTTTGCCTGTTAGTTAAGCATATGGATCGTAATCAGCATCACTAACAACGTGACTACCCTGACTAGATGTTGATATGTTGTGTCGTTCTTTTTTGGTGACTGGGTAAGCAAATGTTAAGGCTAGCGCATCGCCTTTATTTGGTGATCGTCCAATACGTTTTTTTATATCCTCTTTCTTTTCAAGCAATATTTTACCGCTAAGCTGCACTTTGTACTCTGGCGTTGATAAATCATCAGCCACCTCCTGATCGTCAATAGCCCCACCTATCTTGAGCCATGACTTAACATTGTTGTACATTTCACCGCGCTTGTTCTGCATTTGCGGGTCAGTTGATGCACCATTGAATGATACAAGCTGCCAATTTCGTCCCCAATTCATACCAACAGATTGAATTCCAGTACCGTAACCAAAGTCGATATGAACAGCGTCAGCACCGTACTGATCCTCATAGTCAGCAATGCGCTTAGCCATAATCACATCATCAATAGTTTTACTACCGGTCCATAGGCATTTACTGTGTAACCCTTGGCGTAAATAGATTACGGCATCATCATCACCTGAATATGCAGGGTCAACGCCCAAGATAATTGGTGCGTGTGATACTTCTGCCTGTGTTACTGTACGCTTCATGGCTGCATCAGTTAGACCAGTTGGTATGAATTGTTTTTCAGATGTAGATGGGAAAATACCGCGAACACGCACCTTAACAAAGTCATCATCAACACCGTAGTCTTGAATCCACTTTTCAATCTGTTCTTTGTTGGTACCTTCAACCGTACGGCTATCAATTTGCTTGGTTTTCCAGCGGTGCTTAAACTTACGGAAACACTCACGGAAACGCCCTGTATTGCGTGTCGGGTTACCAAATGCTATCCAGATGATTTCTGTATTCTCATCCGTCAAGGCACCCTCTGCTACTTCCCACACCAGATCCGCAATGTTAGAGGCCTCATCAAAAACAAGAATGATGCGCTTACCCTGATTATGTAGCCCTGCAAATGCTTCCGTATTGTTCTCTGACCATGGCACAGCATCAGCACGCCAAGCATTAGCGTGATTAGGGTCATTGGAATAGATAGCGGTTTTGGTACAGGTAAACCAATCCTTAGTGATAGATAAGCGCTGCCACTTCGCAATTTCTGGCCATGTTTTAGTTCGTAGCTGGTTTTCGGTGTTGGCAGTAACAACAACTTTGCAATCTTCGCAGGTGTCCATGCCCCACTTGATGATCATCGATATGAAAGCAGATTTACCAATACCGTGACCTGATGCCCTAGCAAGTTGTAGCGGCTGGTGGCGTGTTTCAGGGTTGCGTAGGTGCTCACCTATTTCGTTCAGCGCTTCTGCTTGCCATTGGCGAGGCCCACTAGCATTTTCAAGTTCGGTACCAGCTTCACCCCATGGAAATGCGTATAGCGCATAGCTTAACGGGTCATGCGTAAACATGCCGATATCGTTAATTAGTTGTTCCTCTGGCGACATGGTTTCAATCATGACTCACCACCAGCGGCACGCTTACGGGCCGCTGCCAACTTATCAGCAAGGGAAATGGTTACATCGACCTGATAGCGCTCACGGAATGCGTTAACGTCAACGTGCTTACCGACCATTTCAAGTACGCGCAGCTTATCTAACAGCTTCACTTTCTTAACGGTAACCTTCTCATCAATGACGGCTATTTCAAACGCAGAAATGCTTTTGCGCCATACTGCAGGCCAGTCTTTAATTGGCTTGATATCACCAGTATTAGTGAGAATATCCGCGATATCGGCATCAAGCATATTAACCAATCGCTCTAACACGCTGTCAGCGTCTAGCTTCTTGCGCTTATTACGCTGTTGCATGAGCTGTGCGATACGGTCAATGACGCGCTGGTCTTTCATGAGTTGAGATGCACGCTTACAGGCGCTAACTTCGGCATAGCCTGCTGCTAACGCTGCATTGGTTTGATTATCAGGGGCTTTGATATACTCCTGACAGAAGCGCTCCATTTGAGCATTAAGCGGTGTGGGTTTTCTTGCTGGTGGCTTACGTGGTTTCTTTGTGGTCATAATCATCACCTCTTCGGTTATTATGACCACTGAAAAGTTAAACTTCAAATCTGATATGGTTTAAATCCATCCTTAACATTGCAAATACTTAAAATTTGATTACACAAACTTCTATATCTATATGGCAAGTTACCAACATCCGAAACAAAATCAATTAGCTCTGATTTGGTAGGTTTTGTATCAAAATATAAGCGAAGCCCTTTCAATGTAACTTTATTAAAACCATCTAATAAAAACTTTAAGTCAATGAGCAATCCTATAAGATTGTCATCTATTCTAGATATATCCAACAAATACCTATCAATAACCACAGATGAATGATCCCTAGCTAAAATAAAAACATTGCTACCATCTTCCTTGGTGTAATTAAAGTAAAATTCATCAAGCCCATCAGCTCTTCTGCAAGATGCGACTTTATTATTTTTCACATCATCAAAAAACTGCATTATCTGCTTGAAATAAATACAATTATTCCTAACCTCATCATAGATAAGTATTTTCAATGCCTTTAATTCGTTTTGAGTATGCTTTTCAATTACTGATTTCTCATTTGTTCTTTGAACCCAAAACACAATTAAACTCACGATTATAGCTACGGCCGATGCCAAACTTCCAAAAATAGAGAAACCTTCAACCACAGTCATAACTAATTCCTTAGCTAAGTAATTTTTCACTATTCTACTTCTAATTTAATCTCATGCCACCCTCTGGTTACCCAGCATTCTGAATCACCGTCAAGGCAGCAACCGGAAACCGGCAACCGCTCACCGCACTTACCACAGTACCGCTTTGATAACTCCGCAACCTCACGCTTGAGCCGTGCATCGTCGTTACGAATGAGCATTTGAATATATTCCGATTCGTCGTACGGTTCGCGCCCTGGTCTACGCAATGCACAATTACGCTTAATCATTTCGTGTTCTTCTGCTTCCACCTGCCACTGCGGAGTGACAAGGCCAGCATCCCGCTGGCGTTTACGTTGTGCTGCTTTACGCTCTGCTGGTGATTTAGCCATTGAATAACACTCCCACAACTACAGCGAACACGCACCAGAACACAACGAATATTAAGTAAGTTTTTAGCATTGTTAGCACTCCAACTCGTAAATAGGTCTGTATTCACTGCAATATATATCTAAGCATCCGTCATAATCATATGGGTTGTGTTGCCAACTGATTCTCCCGCAGCACGGGCAGTTCCAGCGTGTTTTACCGCTATCCCCTTTGCGTCTACGTTGCTTTTTAAGCCATTCAGGAACGCGCAAGCCTTTACTTTGTACCATTGAACGAGCATTGAATTTTTTAATCGGAAATGTTCTTCTTTTTTTCGAGTTGGCAGTATCGAACGGCAACCAGACAATGTTATCCATCGTTAAATTAGGAATAGTGAATCGCTTAGCTATCGAAAAGTTAGTTGATGGATAGCCACGGTCATTTAGCCAATAAACATCGTTACCGTCCCAATCACCTTTCACATATCCAACGTAGTAATTGCATTTACTTTCAATTACGGTTTCGTTTGGTATGTACTGGCAATCAACGTGATATTCAGCAAGTGATAGAACACTTTCAGTGCATACAGGCTGGTCAATGCTTCTTCCGTGTTCCCACGCACTTTGTGCCTCCTCTAGCGTGTATACGTGATCCTTGTCGATATCAGTGGCATAACCGTTGCCGTCCTTGCAGTGGAACGATGCATTTGAACCAACCGTGTCGCGTGTACACATCATATAAAATCTATTTTCCATATTTACCTCGCGTGACATGTCACGATTGTTTGTTTAGTTGAATTAACGGAATATCGAAACCAACGTGATTACCGCCCGTTAACTGCTCAAATTCTTTTTTAACTGCACTAATTACCTCACCATCAGCATCCATGAACGCTACAGGCTTTTGTTGGACTAATGCGAGATTTTCACGAACAACATCATCAAGATACGTACAAATCGCATACACTTCTTGAGATGAGATATTTTCAGGTGATACAGAGCCGTCAAGAATGTCGTAGCACAGCCTGATTGCGTCGATGCCTGCCATTGTTACCCCTTTCTTCCCTTCCGTTTTTTAGCCGCCCTATTTATCTTTGCGTGGCCTGTAATACGCTTATTTGATATTGGGTAGCTGCACCAGTTGCGGCTATGGTCGATAGCCCATAGAGCACCCTGTGACAATTGCGCAGCCATGCTCAAGGCTAGTGCTGATAATGCTATTTTTTTCATGGTTTTTTACCCCTAGCCGCCAGCATTGCATCAGCCATTATGTAAGCCTCACGCGATACCCACGCTGCTGACTCTTCAATCACAACCGCAATCATGGCTTCGTTTGATAAAATGCCCTGCATAGCAGACATGGCGAACTGGTCACGCAAGGTTAACCCTTCATTTTTCGGTGGTGTGGTAATGATGCCGCCTACAGGCCCATATATCCGCTTTCTTGAATCATCACTCATGACTTACCCCTTTGTTCCAGTTGCTTTGGCGATTGCCTGCTCAGCCTGATACAGCGCTTCTTCCATAGGGTTTAGCGACTCTTCTTTTGATTCAATACCAGCCGCATAGAATTGATTTACCATACGCTGCATCGCATGAAGCAAGTCATGAGCCGCATTCTCTACGGAATTATCAGGCGCTTCGCTATCAGTAACGCATACCTTAACCGACAAGATCCGACCGCTATTCAAAACGAACGAAAGCACACGAGGTTGATTAAATAAGTGTTCCGCTACAGCTCGCAGCGCATCACCTGTAATGTCTTTCTTAACACCTACCACCTTGCCAGTTTCATTACAGACACTTCCGTAAAAAATCTTATTGCTAATTAGTGCACACCACACTCTTCTAGTTGCTGCTCTGTTGCTCATCGTATTACCCTCAAAATAACGAAACTTGTTTAACTACTGTTTTCCCACGGCGCTTAGGCTTAGCCTTTGTGTTACCGCCGTACTTATCCATCCAAACCTTTGCTACGTGAAAGCAATCATCAAACATGGCGCCACGCTTACTTGCCTGTGAGCATCTACGGTAATGTGCGATGCCTTCATCAGCGGCAAGCTGTAATGCCCCCCCCCTGATAATCAAGCTCTTTAAGCTTCTTGATGATGTTCTTTCTAATAAAATCTTCTGGACTCATAAGGACTTACCTCATTCATTCAACGATTCGTTAATCCGCTCACAAACTTACCCATTGGTAACAAGTTCATGATTTGTCGATTATTCCGGTAACCTTACCGTTATCATTCCTATGGTTCCCCACACCTTAGAAACTCGCCCATCCCATATACGTGAATCATCGTCAAAGATGGCGTCCAGCAAGGCTTTCTCTAAGTTGTCCTTGTCTGGCTTTTGCTGGTGTGGCTTACCGTCCATTTCAGCCTGTTTTTTCTTGCTCCATGACTTCGGCATAGGCATAACAAAAATCACGTGGTAATCACTCTCAGGCAGGTTAATGCCTCTTGATCTCACCTCGTCACAAAACGCCCGGTAACGCATTACAGCAGGTCGCTTCTGCCACTTATCACGCTGAGTCATGCGCGGTTTAGGTACTGGCACAACTGGATAATCAAGGGTTCTCATTGCGCCAGTCCTCGCTTGATACGCTTCGCCCTTGGTTTCGCCAGTAGCTCGTTAAACATGATTTGTAAGCGTGCTGGTTCACCTGTTTGGCGCCATGGGCCATACGTAGGCTCAATAACCTTGACTGGCTTCTCTACAGGCTTATGAACCTGTTTTCTCACCATGTATCTTTTGCTGCTGCTTGCTTGAAGCTTCAAACCGTCTTTGTAGTTGTCATTCAGCTTGTAACCCAACCAAGGCGAACCCTCGACAACTGCAGGGGAAATAACATTAAACTTTTCAAGTTGTATAACAGCGTGCTTTACAGCGCCATACGCTGCTTTAACGCCAGTACTTTCAATGTGATTACGCAGCCCTTTAATCGTCATGCTTTGACCGCATTTAAGTGCTTCTATGACTCTATCCTGAAATAACATAACCATTACCTCGAATTCGATTAACCCATACGGTTAATATAAACAATTTGTTTATCTTTTCAACCATAAAAAATCAGTAAGAATTGATTTTCTTACCACCCTTTAAAACGCTCTGTAACGCTCTACATTTGATTTTCAAATTCAACCTATGGGATTTATCATCCTGTATATCAAAAACGCCTGTATGTTAATCCTGCTAACGATTTTGATAAACTTTGAATCTTATTGTCTCCGTTGTTTACTTTTTTCTAGTAATTCCATCCATGCTGGCGGTGGTCTAGTTTTGTCTTCAACTTTTAGTGTTGGCTTTGGTATAACTTCTCCCTTGTGAACTCGCTCAGTCCATTTGGCAAGCATTTTAGCCAGTCGTCTCTCACATTCGATATCAGTCAATCGATGTTCAAGCATTTGAGCTCTAAGGTCTGTAAACATCCAGTACTGAACCGGGTGCTTGAATGGGTACATTTCTGCGCTCCGGTAGTTATTACGCTTAGCACAGTAGGTTAAAAAGTCTCTAAGCTGTTCGTCAGGATCAAGACCAAAGGGATTCTGCTTAGCAGCTTCACCAGATAACGCGACAATCACGTCTGATAACTCTGGTGGCCATGGATTTCCATTCATACAGCGGTCGATACAGAATTTAAACAGTCCGTCCAGTTGTTGGTCACTCAATGTACTTAGCGCTTGCTTCCACATCAATGACGGTTCCGCCCCGTTCTTGTTGGTCCATTTGTCCCCATACAGCTCCGTCAGTTTTAGCCAAAGAGTCGAGATATTCCTGTCCGTGCTTTGTCCTGATTGCGTGTTCGACTTTCTGAACTGCTCTCGACTTCCCCGCAGCTGGATCAAATTTGAATTCGCCTGTGCCATTTTTCACCACCTTTTCGTTTTTCAATCGACTATGTTTCAATCCCTTAGCAAGGGCTAGCTCCCATTGCTCATGTGTTTTGGCTTTTCCCTCTGCCCCCCAGTAGGTTATAAACTCGGCTAACTCATGAGGCTGTAACGGTTCTTTGAGTATCGTTCCCCAGTATGCAGCCTTTTGGGTGAAGTCCTGACCAGGTTCCCAACCGTGATACATCACAAATTTATCGTTCACACCAAAACCACCAGCTGGAACACGACCGTTCAAGATAGAATTATTAGCATTCGGATCAGATTGAAAATTATCCTCGCGCGTATTAGAGAGAGGTTTTATATTTCCTTTCCCTTCCTTTCCTAAAGGTAGTCCTCCGGTATCACTACCGTAGTTTTCCGGTAGTAGGTTTAGTTCTTTGATTTTACTTGGAGTTTTCTTATTAACGACCTGATGTTTTGTGAAATTATTTATCAGCCCATAACGCTTGCCATCTTGAGCAGAAAATAAGCTAATATAACCACAGCTGGAAAGCTCCTGTAGTAGTACCGGAATACTACCGTAGGTCTCACGTATAGGAAAAACAGCGGCTTTAATGAGTTTTGGATTAGCATTGAAATATCCCTCATCATCTGCATAATTTAATAAACCAATCGCCAGTAAACATGCCGCCTCTGAAATATCAGCCATGTCCTCATCAGTCCAAAAAGTCGGCTTAATGGTTCTTATGCGAGCCATATCAACCCCCTGAACTATTTTCATAAATAAGATTCCATGCAATCATCATGCTTGAACTCCCATTTCTCTTGCCTGCTTGAGAATGCTATTAACGCTTTCACGGTAATTTGCAGCGTGCTTAGCAGCACACTCGACACAGACACCATTACTTACAAATCGCTCTGCAATATGCCCATGAACACAGGCTTTACCCGTATAAAAGCGAGATAACCCATTAGTTGCGGCTTCTTTTCTACTAATAACTTTCATTGAAAACCTCCATTACAGTTATGTGTGCAGTAAGATTACACGCTACAGAAAAAATACTCAACCATTTAAACGTTATTGTTTATCCAATCAATAATAAAAAGACCGCTTTCGCGGCCTCATGTGATTTACTTCATAAATTTGTCTGCTATTTGGTCAAGTGTTAGCTCTATCCCGAATGTATTAAGAGCCTTCTGCAACCGCTTCGCTGTCTGCAATGACACACTACGACTGCAATAGCGCAGGTGAATAGAAATATATTGAACGGTCAAATTTGCGCTATCTGCAAATTGCTGACGTTCACGTTTAGATAGACTATTCCAGAATGTTTTAAAGTCTGTAAATGCCATATAACCACCAAAAATAAACAAGAAATTTAAAAGTCAAAATCATGATAAACAAATTTGTAATTTACCTCAAAGGTTAATTTGATATTAAATAGATAAACAAAAATAAACAAAAATAAACAAAAATGAGCGAATCATATACAAAAAGGAAGAGCCTACAGTGAAAAGCATCCAAGATATCAGAAGAGATAACCTGATATTCGTTTTAGAAAAATATTATGAAGGGAAACAAAAGAACTTAGCTAATGCTTTAGGTTGTGTTCCTAACGTTATTTCTCGTTATTTAATGTCCCCTAATATGAAGAGTCATCGCTCGCTAAGCGATCCTGTCGCTAGAAAGATTGAATTCATTACAAAACTTCCTAAATATTATATGGATAAGGATCACTTAAATTCCCCAGCTGAACAAATTGCGGATGAACTAGCCAGACAACATACTGATATTGGTCGCATACTTGGCGATAACATTACAACATTCATGTTAATTGATGGATTTAAATCACAAGCCCAACTATCAGTTAAATCAGGTTTAGGGCAAGCTACTGTTAACCGCATTATCAAGAATGAGTCCAGCGCTACTGTTGATAGTGTTGCAGCCATTGCGGAAGCTTTAGGCCGTAAGCCATACGAATTACTCATGTCTAAAGACGATGAGGATATTCTTCACTACGATCACAAAAAATTTGCAGCCCTACCCGATAACGAGAAAGAAAAAATCCAAGACTTTATTGAGTTCATCATTAGTAAAAATGAAAATTAAAACAAAGCATTATGATTATAGCCAGCCTCGAGCTGGCTTTTTTTTTCGCATAAATATAAACATTTTGTTTATTTTATTTCATTTTAGCGATTGACAACCATCATTAACGGGTTATTATTTATCTAAGATTAACCCATAAGGTTAACGCTCTTTAACAATACAGAATGGCTATCACACTCCTAAATTCTGTGAGCCGCAGAATGTCTTAGCTAACCCGTAGATTCGGAATGCAAGATTTGGACAGTGACAATATTACTCAATCTAGCTGTTTTAGCTGGATTTTTTTTCACGCCACAAACATAAACATTTTGTTTATCTAAAGGTGATTGAAATGGTATTTTTTATCGAAAATGGTTTTCATGTGTTTATCGTGCGTGGAAACAAGAAAGTATTTAGTAGTTTTAAAGACGGCATTAATTGGGCTTTTACCACCAGCCTAGCAATTCAAACCGACAAGGAATTTTCTAATGAGCAATCAAGAACAATTTGAAAAACGTAACCTCGCAAATATTGTTAGCGCGATCCTAATGGCTAACGATATTAACACCGCAGATAACCTGCACGCGCTTACCGACCACTTAAGCAAAGAGCGCATCAGCGAAGAAATGCAGCAATTTGAAAAGATTGCTTTTGACTTATCACTAAGCTCACTAGCAACACCAAACTTCATGCATTTACATGATAATGACATTATCAGTGCTTTTATCCATGTCATTAAAAATCCTGACCAGTTTCGCTCAAACGCAGACCGCAAACAGTATTTTAAGTCACTGTTATCATCTGAACCTGTAGATATAAGCGAACAGGTAGAACCTGATGTGATTACTCATGCCAATGAAGATAAACAAATCGGTTATGATGAAACTAAGGTTAATGACGAATGTTCCTTACACTTAGTACCTCCATACTTTGAACCTGGTCGTTATACCGATATTTCAAATGATGATTACCATTCATCAAACGGCATTAGCAGTACGATGTTGAAAGATGGTCGCATCAGCTTGATGTACTTCGAACGTCGTCACATCAGCAAGGTAATTCAGCGTGAACGTTCAGAAGCCTTAGACTTCGGTAGCTTGTTCCATACCTTAGTTTTAGAACCTGAGAAAGTTGAAGATGAATTTAGCCTAGCTCCTACTATTCCCGCTGGTGCGTTTACTAATACGGACTCAATTAAAGCCTTCATCCGTGAATATAACGCTGACAAGCCAAAGGCAGAGCAACTTAAGTTAACAGGCAAGAAAGAAGAGTTAGCAGCTTCCGTTAAAGCCGTTAAGCCTGACGCAGTGTTTGAAGATGATTTAATCAGTGCATGGCAAGCCGATGAATCGCGCATTCGCATTACAGGTGATCAGTACCGTTTGGGTAAAGCAATGCAGCAAGCTGTATTTGACCATCCAGAGGCTGGGAAACTGGTAACTCATCCTAACCGTGCGGTTGAAGTTAGTTATTACGGTATTGACGATGATACAGGCTTAGAAGTTCGCGTACGTCCTGACTTAGAGATCCAGTATGACGAAAACCTAAGAGTTGGTTTTGACCTTAAATCAGCTTCATTAGGTCGATACAAACAGGATGCGATCACCGCGATGATCCGCAAAGAAATCATTAACCGTGATTATCATGTCAGTGCCGCAATGTATTGTGATATCGCCATGCTAGACCAGTTTTTCTGGATATTCGTCAACAAAGACGAAAATTACCACTGGGTTGCAATCGTCGAAGCCTCGCCTGAACTGCTTGAACTTGGTCGCTTGGAGTACAAAAAGACGCTGCGCGATATCAATAACTCAATGAATACTGGCGTATGGCCTGCCCCAGTCACCGAAACGCTCACCATTAATCTTACTGACTTTGAAACACGCAAGTTAGAAGAACTTCAATTAGAAGCTTAATCAATTCTAGCGCCCTGCTTACTGCGTGGCGCTTATCAATTTAGAGGTAATCATCATGTCAGAAGTCGCTTTAAGCAACCAACAACAAACTGGTGTCATGAATAACATGTCACTTCTTTTTAATGCGGAAGCAATGAATTGTGTTATCCGTATTGCTGATTTAATGGCATCTGGTACCGCGACAGTGCCTAAACATTTACAGGGTAAGCCAGCTGATTGCTTGGCTATCACAATGCAAGCGTCTCGCTGGGGAATGGATCCATTTGTAGTAGGCCAAAAAACGCATTTAATTAACGGAACGCTAGGTTATGAAGCTCAGCTGGTCAACGCGGTGATCACCAGCTCAAACGTTGTTACAGGTCGTTTCCATTACGAATACGGCGGTGATTGGGAAAAGATTGTAGGCGTAAAAGAAAATCGTGACGAGTCTGGCTTATTCATTCGTGTTGGTGCAGTTCTCCGGGGTGAAACAGAAATTACATACGGTGAACCGGTTTACTTAGCCGATGTGCAAACACGTAACTCACCGCTATGGAAAACCATGCCTAAGCAACAAATTGCTTACTTAGCGGTTAAATACTGGTCCCGCCTGTATTGCCCTGAGGTGATCATGGGGGTTTATACGCCAGATGAACTTGAAGAGCGAACCATCAAAGATGTTACGCCACAAAAAGAGCGAGTAAGCCTCAATGAAATCACTCAGCAAAATGAGCCTGAACAGCATCACGAAGCCACCAGCGACGGAAATGATGTAATCACAGGTGAAATTGTTGATGATGGTTTTAACCCTGAATTACTACGCCAATCGATCACCGACGCTTCAACTCTGGATGAAGTTAAAGAAATTCGATTACAAATTGATGAGCTTAAATCATCACTTGGTACCGCACTTTTCACAGAGTTGAAAAACAAAGCGGTTCAGGCTTATCACCGCATCGATGCAAATAACAACCTTGAAGCGCAAATTAATAGCCTACCTGCTGGCGGTTCACCGGAAGCTAAAGCAGATTTCGATAAGGTTGTTCAATTCCTCAATGCCAATAAACGCAAGCTTGGCGATGAGTTATTCAATGCGTTCAGTATCACGCTGAATGACATGAAAGACGAATATCAATAATGGCTGACGGCGGGTTTATCCCGCCATTGGAGTTACTATGAATTTAGAAGCATTAAAAACATTAGACGATATTTGCACCCCGGAAGAAGTTAAAGCCAAAACAGGCGTCGGTAACTCAATCTTGAATAAACTGCACAAAGAAAAAATTCTTGAGAAAGTTTATCTATCTGAGCGCTCCTATGTTTATCGTCGTGATGAAGTTAACGCCTATATCACTAGCTGCTGGAATAACCCGGAAGCAGCGAAAGAAGATATTGATATGGCTTTTGTTAACAAGAACAACCCAAATCACTCTAAAGCATCTGATCACATCTCTAACTAACTACCCTTCCCTATGTGATTTAACCAAAGGATATAACCATGAAAACTCTACATGGACGCTGTATTCGTCGTTGGAAACTACGATTTAAAGATATTTGCGATTCAAAGGTTTCATCTTATTTCAGAAAGCGAGACTTAAAAGGATTTTGTCGTGAATCTGGCGTCATTACTGCCGATATGATGATTTTAAATATGGCTGAAGATAATGCCGCTGCTGATTTTCAGGGAGGTAAGTGCGGTTGGTCGCCTGAATGCTCAAAGTTCTTTGACGAGAACCGAGAAAAATATATGACCGAAGCTCGTTTATTTCTCAATGAAGAAGCTACCAACGACGAAATAGATGACTTAATCGAAGAAGAGATTTCAAACTGGAATTAACCAAAGGATATATTTGCAAGGATGCAAACAGGAGATAGATATGAAAACTTTCAAAAATGTTCCATGGGTTGGCTGTTGCACTAAGTGTGATGCAGAACAGGCAACGGTACAGACAGAAAAAGGCAATGAAGACTGGTTTTACGATGGTGACAAAGTCACTTGCGAAAACTGCGGTCACACTGGCGTTATTGAAGCAGATGGCGAGTGCGCTTGGTGCGTATGGGATGAGGTTGACGACTCGCAGGGATGCAATGAAGAGGAATGAATATGAAAGTCTATCTCGACGACGAGCGCCAAACGCCAGAGGGATTTGTTCGTGTTTACTGGCATGATGAAGCAATTAAATTGCTGGAAACTGGCAAGGTTGAGTTAATTAGCCTAGACCATGATTTAGGTGATGATGAGCGCGGCACAGGCTATGACGTTTTATTATGGATAGAAGAACAGGTTTATTTAAACGGATTTAAAGCGCCTGAAATCATTGTTCATTCATCTAATTCATCAGCACGTCATAAAATGGAATTGGCAATTGCAAATATTAAAAAGGTGGAGTGATGGATAAATCAAGGCAGCAATTTGAAAAAGAAATGGCTGAAACCATGGGTTTAGATATAAATGAAATCATCCGTCATAGAGAAGGAGATAAATACCAATCTCTTACTGTAAGTGTAGCGTGGCATTGGTGGCAAGTATCACGCGAGAGTTTAATTAATAACTTGGAGCCTGTCGGTTATGCAGCAGAAATTGATATTAGTGAAATTGAAATATACGGTCAGCTATTTTTAAATGAATACCCTACAGAAGAAACTAATATCCCACTCTACCGCTTAGATAAATAACCATGCAAATAATCGGATATGTATTACTCATGCTAATACAGGGTTCTGCTGTGCCTGTATCTGAGCAAATATACACACAGCAAGAATGCGAGAGTCGTGCGTGGCAGATAATGCAGGTGCGGAATGTTGAGATAGTTTGTGGCGAGGTGATTCGTGGAAGATAAAAGAAAGATGCTTAATGCATTATTCACGCGATTAAATTGGGATGCTCAAGATACTGGGATGATTCGATTGCGTAATGCTGAAATAGGCGGAAGGCTTCAAACAAGATGTACCGAATTATGGAAAGAGGTAATTAACGCTACTGAGCCAACTGAGGATTTAATTAACCGATTAACTGTATTTCACAGTGATGTTGAAAAAGCAGCTAAAGAAACTGGATTATACAAATGAATAAAACTCGTTGTGTATGGTGTAATAAGAAACTCAACAAAGAAGAGTTATTTTATTATGAATGCTCTTGTGAGAAATGCGAATATTATAGAGTTGCATTAAACAACAAAAATAAGTTTGATATTTTTGCTTTGAGAATTGCATTCTATTTTAGAAAGGTAATTAATATAATGTAGGTAACAATGAAAAAATACAGCCTTATTTATTGCGATCCACCTTGGCAATACAGCAATAAAGTTTCCAACGGTGCCGCAAATAACCACTACCAAACCACTAGCCTATTTGATTTAAAACACCTCCCAGTTCATACCATTGCCGCAGACAATGCAGTCCTTGCCATGTGGTATACAGGAAACTTTGTGCAAGAAGCATTTGAGCTTGCTAAAGCATGGGGCTTCACCGTACGCACATCAAAAGCATTCACATGGGTTAAGTTTAATTCACTAGCTCATGAGCGCTTCGATAAAGCCCTACAAAATGGCACTCTGTTTGATTGGCATGACATGCTTGATTTACTCAATGCCGAAACAAAAATGAACGGTGGAAACTACACCAGAGCAAATAGCGAGGATGTGTTAATCGCAACTCGTGGCAATGGTTTAGAGCGTATGAGCGCCAGCGTTAAGCAAATCGTATTTAGCTGTTTAGGTGAGCATAGCCAAAAGCCGTGGGAGGTTAAAAATAGGCTAGAACAATTATACGGTGATGTTAACCGCATAGAGTTATTTGCGCGTGATATATCACAAGGTTGGGATGCTTGGGGCAATGAATGCCCGAATAACAGCATCGAACTTACTGGGCCACAATTTAAACCTAAGGAGACCATCATTGATTGAATTTATTTTGATAGCGTACGCATGGATTGCAGGTTATGTATTTTCTGCAATTGGTACCGAAAACGATAGCCGCCCAGTAATTATTGAGCGGCTTTTTTATTCCGTATTTTGGCTGGTGGTTGGTGCATCAATGCTATCAACTTTACTGGCCACAAAAGTTTTAGGACCAGAAAAATAAACCTCTTAAATTTTACCCTTCTCTTTTCCTGTCCATTCATCAATCATATTAGCCCATTGCTGCAATAAATCACGCCTCTGTTCTGCGTATTCCGCTTTGTTATAAACAGCACGGACGCCCTTTTGCTCATGGGCTAAACACTTCTCTATCCAATCAGAATTAAAGCCTGCTTCATGTAACAGTGTGCTGGCTGTTCTTCGCATGTCATGTACTGTGACGTGCTCAAATTCAATACCTTTTTTGTTTATTTTTTTTACTACGCCTGTAATGACATTATTCAATGCAGCATTAGATAAATGCTTATTAATGTCATGCCTACCAGGTATTAAATATTCACTACCCATCGCACATGTTTTTAACCCTATTAAAATATCCATTGCCTGATCGGATAAATAAATGACGTGCGCCCTCCTTTTTTTCATCCTCTCTTTGGGAATTGTCCATTCTTTTGTTTCAAAGTTAATCTCATCCCATTTTGCTTTAATGAACTCACTCTTTCTTACAAGAGTAAAGAGAACAAACTTAACCCCTAATTTTAGAGTCGGGTAACAACTGTAATTTTCTAGTTCATTAAAAAAGATGCCGATTTCTTTTGGTGATAACGAACGTTCACGAGCTTCAAACGTGGCGATGGATGAGGCTTTAATACTATCGACCGGGTTTTTTATTTCATACCCACGATCAATAACATAATTAAAAACAGAACCAATAATTTCGCGGACCTGTAAAGCAGTCGCCCTTGCACCGCGATCCTTTATCTTTTCACACAGCGCCCTAACCTTTTGAGTGGTTATTTCTTCTAGCTGTAATTTTCCCAGCGTTGGGTATATTTCCTTGCGTACGATGGCTTCTTTCATCGCCCTGGTGCTGTTAGCAAATCGGGTATCTTCTAAATATTTGACGGTATAGTCTTGCAATACCGTTCCTGATCTTCGGCTATCAATACCGTCTCGCTTTTGTGAAGCCGGTGATACACCAGCATTTAGCATCTTTTTGGCTTCAATCAGCATTTCCCTTGCCTCAGCAAGAGTAATACCGTCATCACTGTAGCGTCCAAACGTTATCGTTTCTCTACGCCCGTTAAAGCGGTAATCATATCTAAATGAAATTGTTCCTGTTTTTGATACGGCGACATATAGACCATCACGATCGGTCACCTTATACAGCTTATTTTCGGGCTTTAAGCTCTTTAATTTTTTGTCGGTTAACAC